AACTATCAATGCGTGAATACAAACAGTCTGCTTTTGCTGTGTTACTCTCTATTACCTTGTATAAACTATCATTCATCTTATACAACCTATCAACTGCCGGGTTATGCTGTGGCTTATTGCATCCTTTAAATAGTAGAATAATGACAGCACCTGTTGCGAGCATTCCAAGTGCATAGATCAACATCGGATTTATTCTTGCTTTTTCCATCGAGTAATATGTAAGTTTTTAGAAAGTGGTCTAATCTTGTAGTATACCCCGTCACGCGTGCGACTATCTCGCATGCCCTGTTCATTCGTATTTCCTTCAATAGTGCGCACTGAATACTTGCCTATCTTATCTACTATGCCGGTGTGAGCAATACCTTTATACCTTTTGGTATTAGACATACTGGTATAACTTAAAGTCATTACAAGCACATCGCCATCTGCAAATGATTTTAAAAACTTGCCTCCATCGAATATCACATCTTTGCGATTGTATGCAGTGGGTGACCACCCTGTTATCGTGTTGACTATTCCACACTCATTTAACATGGCATGCACAAAGTATGCGCACCATGCGTGGCCTTTTTTCCAGCCACTTTCAATCATAAGTGCGGTTAATTGCGGGGAGTTGAACCCCATATTATTGCCGCCTTTTTCCTTTACTCCAACATAACTCGCTGCTGTTACCCTTACGCAGTAACCGTCATCAGCAAGTGAAGTATATACAGGAATGCAGCAAAGTAGGCAAAGTACAAACCCACGTATAAAAGTATTTTTTGCCATGCGCTCAAATCAGTTAGTGCCTGCTGTTTGATTTGTGCTGAATAGACCATGCGTTGAAGCGTGCGAAAATTGAAATACAACCCCATGAACACAACAAAGTTGGCCACAACCATAACAAGTGCGGCAAGAACTATATACTGGATGTATTCAGTGCTAATGAGAGCATCACCAAAATAGCGAAAGCTTACATATCCGGCAAGAAAAAAAAGTAAAAAGGCAAGCGGAATCGACCACACCCCATCGAAAAGCTGGAGTAGGTAACTAATCGACTTAGGCCGTGCATTACCGTTTAGTTTTATCTTGCTCTTTGGGTGCATTGGCTCTAAGTTTTAGTGATAGTTCACGCTCATACTTGCGCAAACGTTCAGTGTATTCTTGCTTTAAGTTTTTCTTTTCCGTCATGGTATGCGGTTAATGATGTTTCGTGAATACGTAGGTCGAAAAGATGTGGCAGTATTGCCGGATGAAAACTGATAGTTGAGCGTGTTGGTCACATCAGTACGTGCGCTACGATCAGGCCACTGCGCTGTTGAGTATTCAGGGAACAATGAAGCGTTTGCACACAAGTAATCTACCAGCAAAGTGGTATAGTGTTCCGCATTCTGCCTTGCGCGATCAATCATATCCTTCATAACTGCATCGGATACGGGCGTTGTATCCTCAGATTGACGCTGCACGATAGTGCCATTATCCATACGGTAACAAAGTGACGGCGTAAGGTCAACCATTACCCACCATAACAGCGCACGTTGGATGTAATCTTCAAGCAATGTTTCATAATTGCCAGCAATCGTACCCGCTGCAACGTCTGCTTTAATCTTGTTCATCAAATCAGTTCCCAAAAATGGAAGTATCCATTTATCCTGCGCTAAATAAACCGATGGATAGATAATATTAGGGTCAACACTACCGTTAACAGTGGTGTATTTCTTGACGTAGTTTTCTGATATTAAAAGTACCTCTGCCATAGTTGTGATTATTGATTACCGTAAACTGGATTTGTTGGAAGAAAGCCGTTGTATGGCATATCCTCAGGAAGTTTAGCGACTAATGAATTGTTGCGGACCTTATAGCCCATGCGTTCAGCCATTGAAACAGCTATGCGATTTGCATCTGGATCATTAGGATTAATCTTTGCGCCCTTTGCGTCTACATAAACACGCTTTTCCCAAAAGTGTTTGCAGTTGCCGCCACCTTTGTAGAACCAAATGTCGTAAGTATCTGTACCATTCGGCCCCCATCCGGGATTAACCGCTACATTTTCCATAGACACAATATCTTCTTTGCGGTATAGTTTGCCTGCCTCCAGCATCTTCTTACAGAATGGCCGCATATTATCATGCCTAAAGTCACCTGCGTAAACGTAACGAGTAATAAAGTATTTGCCATCAATAATGGCATCTTGCTCACTCTTTGCCGCTGGTCTTGCCGCCCCTGTGCGCACTGCGAACTCGTGTTGAATTTCTTCATCTGCATTGTATGCATCAATCAGCAACCAATCCTCGGACGCATCTTCACCCAGTGCGATTAGCGCGTCGCCTACTGTGCTGTCATCTTTTTTTTTTTCGTCACTCATGATGACCTCTTGCGGTTGCAATGAACCTGCGATAACATCGGCAAAGATTGCATCGATAGTTGCAGCGGGCAGCGTTGGGAATGCAGCTTGCACGATTGCCTTAGCACTGCTAACAGGAACTGCACCTGCACTGCTTTGCATTACAATGTCAATGAGTGAAGATATTTGCGCACCATTCAAAGCCGTAGCAGCGACATCAGTTGTCGAGCCTGTTGCGTTCGCATCGGTAACAACCGAAGTCTGCTCTGCTACTAGTGGAGTATTTGGCACAATCTCAAAAGACACACCCGGCATTTGATTGCTCAAAAGTTCTGTAATACTATCGTTGATTTTGGCCTGATATGGTTCAATCACTTGCTTGTTGAATATCTCAAGCCCTACCGCCATCTCATCTTTGTTGCTGCCGAATCCGGTGTTTTCCCGAATACCGAAAAGCAGTGGAGTAGTAACACGATGCGCTGTGATAATCTTTTGCTGCGCTGTGTCATTCATTAAGGCATACTGCTTATCTGCATCATTGACAGGGAATGGTGTGATTTCGGTTTTAGGTTGGTCACGTTCGTTAAAGAACATAACCACTTTACCAGCATTACGCGCACCACTCATCTTGTTTTCCCAGTCCAACATCATTTGCTGCTTCTGCTCAGGTGTTGCCTGCCCATTGTAGAAGTTTATTATGGTTGAAGGAAAAAGACCATTACTGATTTGGTTGATATGAAAGATTGAAATCTGCTTATCTAACTCAATGTAGTTAATCGCACTCCAATAATCAGGGCGTGGATAACTATCACTACCTGTAAAGGTGAAGCACCAATAGATTTGGCGTGGCTCCTCGTTACGTGTTAGGTAGTTATACTTAGGAATGAACTCAGGCGTGTTCTTTTTCTTGCGAGTATTGCTCCAATCGTAGCTATGATAAATACCGATTTCGTTGTCATCATCCTGATTAACTGCAATACGGCATTCTTCAAATGGAATAGCATTCAACTTACTAATCACTGTGCGGTCGTTGCTCCAAATTACTTCAATGTAAAAACCACCAAACAACTTTAGATCGTGAGCGCATGCGTATGTTAGTGCATCAATGTCCAGTGCATCAAGTTCCGCTTGGTATTGCTCAGATTGAATTCCTTTCCCGGCTATCATATCACCGATGGCAACAACCAAACTACCATGCACGGGTGATTCGTGCGACAAATCACGCAAGTATTGGGGAAAGTCGTTATCTGCACCGTAGTTTACCCACCCTTTGCGGTCTACTCTTTCGGTATCTGACTTAGCAACATACTCGCTAAGCTTTAAAGAAACTATATCTGTTGGATTATGGCTCATAGATGATGTCATTTGGTATAGTTACAGGTGGTACATCAAACCATGTGGTGTTGTCAGTTAAGACTACATAACCACGTTCTACAATGCCAACAACAGCGGCATTATTTGGGTCTATATTACTTGATGAATTTTGTCCGTACACTTCATAGCGATACCTGCCCGCTAATGTAAGGCCAACTGTTGTAACTGACAGCTGTGTAATGCGCACATTTTCATTCACAATCGTTGCAACCTGTGCAAGCTCCTGTCCCGTTGTGCTATTTTCTTCGTGAATCAGCACGAATAAGTAGTGAGTATATGGCGTGGCATAGTACTGCCGTGCCTCATCTAGTGATAGATATATAAATTGATTATCGTTGTTGACTTGTAGATATATCATATCGTCTATATTAAAAGGGGGTAGCTATTACACCACCCCCTTCTTAATCAATGAAAAACACAAAAACAATCAGCAAGCGCGATTAGTAAGCTGGGCTTACTGTAATTCCTGCGAAGTTGTCAAATGGTTCAGTAGTGAATGGCTCAAGGTGTACAGCAGGTGTAAGGTTTTCTGCGGTAGTAGTTACCTGATAACCCATCAAATCACCTTTTGCAGCACCTGACTGAACAGTACCAGCAGTAAGCTGTGAACCTTCAGTTGTACCAACCAATAAGATTTGATCATCATTCGTGCGTACAAATACAATCATTTTTGCTTTTGCTACGTTCAAGAACTCGTTGCGCATTTCTTGATTCAACTTACCGAAAGTCCATCCCACTTCTTGTGAAAAGAAAAGTGTCCCTGTTTCAAGATTCTTGTTGACAGTTTCAACGTAAGAACCTGAATTACGGAATGGCACATAACGGTAGATGGTTGCAGTTGGTAAACCGTTTACTTCACCTGTTACTGCATCATATGTTACAGCAGACATAAAATCCGCACCACTCGCAAGAGTGTAGTTAGCAATCAGAACCTCTTTGACACCTCCGATACCTTCAAGGCATCCGAGTGTAAATCCTGTGGTTAATTCACAAGCCATGTTTATATAGTTTTAAAAGGGGGCTGTTACACCCCCTTGATTATTAATTATGCTCCCCAGTAGGTGATGTCTTCACCAACTGCAATCTGTGCGCCCAAGTAGAAACGTGCGCCGTAACGGACATTCTGCGAACCATCAAGAGGCTGCATATCCAAGATGAACACCTCGTTCATTTGGTTTTCCTGCCATGTTCCAAGCATCAAGTTTGATGGCTGTGCGAAGATGATATTGTTAGCAGTCATACCCGGACATACGTAGATTTCGTACATACCTACAAAACGCTTAGATACCTCAGGACCACCTGTCAAATACCAGCCATTGCCATCAGCAATTTGCGCTTGCATGTAAGCTTCCCACGCAGCCTGACCCATGTAAAGTGCAGGCTTTTCAGCAGCACCTTTAACGGCAGCAGGAGCAGTGTTGATTACATCCCAAATGTTAGCAATGATGTTGGTAGAGTTCAATGCACCTGAACCGGCAGATACAGCACCTGAACCAACTGCCTTAATCAAAGTTTCAAAACCATCGTATTGACCAGCAGTTGCATTAACTCCTGACCACATGATAGTTTCGTTAGCGGCAGCAATACCACCAACCAAGCGACCAATAATAGCATCTTGGATTTGAGTGTTCACACGGCCTGACATTACATCGGCGGTTGACCAGTCTGTGAAGAAATCTTTTTTACAGATTTGGCGTTGTACTTGGAATTCTTCCAAAGTCAAAATGCGCTCAGTCAAAGTGATTGTGCCTGTTGGCGTGAAATCACAAGTGCCGGCAGCAAATGTTACAGTGTCATCAATTTTACGTACTACGGATTTGTAAGGTACGTTTGGCTTCATTGTTACATATCCAGCGGATACGTTTGACAACAAAGCCTTAGCTACGATTTCACCAGCTAATTCACCTGCATAGGTGGTGGTGAGTGAAGTTGTTGTTGGCATTTTTA